TAATATCATTAATATCTTTTGCATATTGATCTGCATTCTTTTTGATTGTTTCATGACCTCTAACTCTTGCTACATCTAAATTAGTTTGATTGCCTAACTGTACACCTTCTGCTTTTAATCTAGCTAGTGCTGCTTTGGTCCTGTTAGATATATTAATTCTTTCTAGTCTATTGATTGCAACATGAAAACCAGCAATCGCATCATCTAAGTTTGGAGTATCTAGTACATCTAATACAATCTTACCTTTGTTATCTTCCAAGAATTGTCCAACTTCATATGTTCTACCTAATCTAGATAATGAATAAACAACTAATGGAACTCTTAATCTTTTAGCTGTCTTGATTGCATCTTGAAGTATTGGTCTATTTTTAAACTTCTTAGCTCCAGATGTATCATCTTCTCTAAACCAAATAATTTCTGCATTTGGATATGCTTTTTTAATTGCGAACTCCTGGTTCTCAACTGTTTGTTTATCTGTACTTACTCTTACTAAAGCTACAATCTTATTCATTAGTTATACTCCTTCCTAAATATATTTTTTAATATTGCGATTGCACTCTCAACATTTTGTTTTTGTTTAAGATAAGTTTTTTTGTAACCTCTATAAACTGGTATCATTCTTTTATGATGTGTTTTATTTCCTTTAACACTCCAAGGACCATAACCCTCACAGTTTATCATTTTATCTTGTCTTGCAATATCATTGATAATGCCCTTTAAATCTTTTTGAGCTTTATCTAACAATTTGAAAACAAGATCTTTTTTTGATGGTAACTTTTTTATCTTGTATAATCTTTTTACTGTATAATATATCCAGCTATTCATTATTGTACTCCTCTGTTAGTTATTATTAGTGGTCTTATATTGTTCATATATCTAATATATATATTTATGATATTTTTACAAGTATTTAAATAAATTAATTTTAAGGAGCAAAAAATGGCTAAAAAAGACCAACTTACACCATTCTATTTGAAGATCTCCAGTAAACTAAAAGATAAAATCCAGGACCAGGCCAAGATAGAGAGAATACCTATGGCCACATTGGTGTCTGAAATTTTAGAAACTGGTATGTCTGTTAGGCCCAAAGTAATACAGGACCGAATAGATAAAATGATTAACGCAGCTAGAATGGGAGGTTCAAGTGAGCAAGGATAAGATAAACCCACCACACTACAAAGACAATCCAATACAAACATTCGATGCCATCACATCACAGATGACTGATGCAGAAAAGATTGGAGCTATCAAGTTTAATATCTGCAAGTACATAATGCGAATGGGCAAGAAGGTTCCAACATTAGAAGGTGCAAGAGATGATGCTGGTAAAGCTCATTGGTATTGTGAGAAGTTACTAAAAGAACTTACAGATATAATTAAGAAAACACCTAAGAACAAAAGAGATAACATAATTAAATTTAAAGGAGATGACGATGACAACACCAATTCCTAATAATGTTATAAGACCACCTAAAGGATACGAATACACACAAGGCAACCAAACTAAAAGATTAGTATTTAAAGATGTAAGTGTAAACATACAAAAACGAATTGAATACCTGGAGGCAAAAGTAAATGGTTTGATTGATGAGATAAGAGTATTAAAGAAACAACAAAAGTATCAACCGGCAATCAATCGTAGAGCTAAAAGAGTATGGATGTCAGATATACTTGTGGCTGTGTGTGATTACTTTGATACAACTCCAGAAGATATATGTAGTGCTAGAAGGCATAGTGATATTATAAAGATTAGATCTTGTTTTATTAATTTATGTACTGAGCTCACACATTCATCAACACCGGCTATTGGTAGAACTTGTGGTAACAGAGATCATACGACTGTGCTGCATCATATCAATTTAAAGAAAAACAAAATTAATTGTTGGAATACTAAAACAGAACCAGGATTAGAATTGTGGTCCGACTTTGGCAAACTTGAGGCCAAATTAAAGTCTGAGGCACAACCAGATAATGAGTGATAAACCAGATTATGGTAAAGGAAAAACTCCAGGACATTTCTGTGTAATACCACAACGAGCAGTTATAGATCCTAGATTTAAAACCCATCCACGAACCTTTATGGTTCTATGTGCGATAGGTAACTTTACAAGTAGACAAGGTGTGGCCTGGCCTAATCAATTAACTATTGCTAAGAACTTACAGATCACACAGTCTACTGTATCGAAACATATTAAGCTGCTTGTTAAATGGGGATACATTGCTTATGCTAAGAAACATCCAGGACTACGAGGTAATAAATACTTTATGATATTCCAAGAAGGTATAAGTGAAGATGATGCTAAGGCTACAGCTACAGTACAAGATAGATCTTTTGAAGATAAACCAGAAATACCTATTGGCCCTAAACAGGGGGATAAAGACATATATTCAGTCAGAAGGAATACTAAGAAAGACAGTAATGGATCAAGTATGAACTCTAATGCATATGTAGATATTCCCTCAGAACGACTGCGTAACACACAACAGAACAATGATATATTCATTAATAGTAGAAAGGTATGTAATGAGTTTGTAAAGTTAACCAATGAGATTTATGGAACATTGGTTCAGTACAATTTTGATGAAGAGAAATTAGTTGGTGAATGGTTACAGAAAGGATTGAAACCAGAATATGCTGTGAAGAGAATGAGAGATATACTTACCTGGAGGAAGGATAACAAGTACGATTGCCCTAAGAGAATAGTATTCTACAAGGATGTATTCTTCAAGAAAGGCAAGGCTACTAACAAGAAGGAAGAGATGCAAAGATTATTGAAGAGGTTTGTAAACAAGCATAAAATATAAATCGTAAACGAACCTATACAATTTATAAATCCCAGGAAGAGCTAATACATTGTTACAGAATATTACAAAATGGCCTGGCTGCCACAGATTGGGCCTATTGGGGGTGGGGGTGCGTATATATATATGGGGGGTATCTCACAATTTTTTTGCAGAAATTTTACAAATCATGTATAATCAGAACAAGATCTAGGGGGTAGGTTCTCATTCTAGGCCAGTCAATCTACCCTCGTAAATATGAAACATAAAAAAAAGGAAATATATGAACAAAGGACCAACACACAGTAACCGATCTTTCAAATTCATGAGAGATGTAACTATAAAGGCTAATACCGAAGTTATCATTGAGGAATGGGATGGATCGAATTACGATAAAGAAAGACAATCAAGAACTGAGGTTCCTGGTGCAAAAGATGTAAAGATGTATCTCAAAGATCCTTCTAAAGAATATAGCAAAGGCGATGCAGTTATGTTTTTTAGATTGTTTGAGAATAGTGGCAGCACAGGACAAGCTCCAGCATATCAATCACAATCAGCTCCAGAACCAAAACAGGATGCCGGTGTAGATGACGAAATCCCATTCTAATACTAAAAGAATAGTTAAACCTCCTTTGGATCGTTTCGGTGGTGTCCGAGTGGTCCAGAGGAGAATACAGAAATCTGAGATTATAGAACATCATAAAGATAATGTTGCTCAAGAACTTGTTGATATAGCTCAAGCGAATATTGACGATATTATGACCTGGGATGAAGAAGGTAAAGTTAGTATTAAGGATCCTAAAAATATTTCTAAGTCAGCTATAAAAGCTATAAAAAAAATTAAAGTAACACCTACAAAGTTAGGTCCACAGTTAGAAGTAGAACTACATGATAAAGTTGCTGTATTGCGTGTATTAGCAAAAGCATCTGGTTTATTAGAACAACAAGAAGATATGGATAAACCATCTGTTGTTGGAATAGTGATGCAAGGACCAGAACCAACAATAATAGATGGAAAGGTAGAAGAACCGGATGACAGAACCGATAACAAATCTAAAACTTGATTTTAGTACATCACCTACAGTTTGGAAATTTTTAAAAGATAAGAGTTTTGTAAGAGGTGTTATGGGGCCGGTTGGATCCGGCAAATCGTATGCTTGTGCAGCAGAGATTATGTTGAAAGCAGTTACGCAAGTACAAAGTCCTCGTGATGGGATCAAGTATTCTAGGTTTGTTGTTGTTCGTAATTCTTATCCGGAGTTGAGGACAACTACTATTAAAACATGGCAAGAGTTATTTCCAGAGAACATTTGGGGTGCATTTAGATGGTCACCACCATTAACGCATCATATAAAATTACCTCCTAGAGATGGAGCTCCAGGAATAGATTGTGAGGTTATATTCCTGGCCCTTGATCAACCTAAAGATGTTAGGAAGTTATTATCCATGGAACTTACTGGTGCGTGGGTTAACGAGGCCAGAGAATTACCTAAAGCAGTTATCGATGGTCTTACGCATCGTGTTGGTCGTTATCCCACATTATCAGATGGAGGGGCAAAACCCTGGAGAGGAATTATTATGGATACCAATCCAATGGATGACGATCATTGGTGGTACAGATTATCAGAAAAAGAAAAGATGAAAGGTAAATACAAATGGAGTTTTTTTAAACAACCAGGTGCAGTAGAAGAATGGACCAAAGAAGATTTACCAGAAAATCCAGAGGCTAATGGTTTTGTTTATGCAGCAAATAAATGGTGGCTTACAAATCCAAAAACAGAAAATAAAAAAAATCTTCCAGTAGGATATTATGAACAAACTCTATTAGGAAAAAATTTAGACTGGATTAGATGTTATGCCCAGGGCCTTTATACTTATGTTCAAGAAGGTAAACCTATTATGTCTGAATATGATGATACTCTAATGGCTCAAGAATATTTAGAACCAGATCTATCAGTACCTATTCAAGTAGGAGTAGACTTTGGTTTAACACCGGCAGCTATCTTTGGACAAAAATTAAATAATGGTCGTTGGATTATATTACATGAACTTGTTACATTCGATATGGGATTAGAAAGATTTGGATCAATGTTAAAATCAGAACTGGCTACTAAGTTTCCTAAGTATGATGTATTAGTATGGGGAGATCCAGCCGGACAAAAAAGAGATGAGATCTATGAAGTTACAGCATTTGATCATTTAAGATCTATAGGATTAGTTGCTAGACCAACAGCTACAAATGATTTTAGAGTTAGACGAGAGGCCGGTGCAATGCCAATGAATAGATTAATACAAGGTAAACCAGGATTGTTAATAGATAAAAGATGTCAAAGATTAAGAAAGTCACTTAGTGGTGGTTATCATTTTAAAAGAGTACAAATATCTGGTGGTGAAAGATACAGAGATCATCCAAACAAAAATGAACATTCTCATGTCGGTGATGCTTTTATGTATTTATTATTAGGTGGTGGAGAACATAAATCTTTAACAAGAGGTCATAATCCTAAATTCAAACAATCAGTTGCTAGTACAGACTTTGATATATTTGCATGAAAATTTTAATAGCTTGTGAATATTCTGGTATTGTAAGAGATGCTTTTGCAAAGCGAGGACACAATGCATGGAGTTGTGATATACTACCAAGTGAAACTCCAGGACAACATATACAAGGAGATGTAACAGATTTGTTGTTAGATGATTGGGATATGATTATAGCTCATCCACCATGTACTTATCTATCAAATGCTGGTGCGTGTAGATTATATCCAAAGAAAGGTCAGATGGACCAAGATAGATACCAAAAAGGATTAGAAGGTAAAAAATTTTTTATGCAATTCTACAATCATTCTTGTGATAAAGTTGCTATAGAAAATCCAGTATCTTTAAGAGTATTTAATATGCCAGAGTTTTCTCAAGAGATACAACCATACGAGTATGGACATCCATTTAGTAAAAAGACAAGATTGTGGTTAAAAGGTTTACCAAATCTAAAACCAACAAATATTATAGATAAAAAAAATGTAAGAACATTTATACAAAGTGGAACCAGTAGATACAAACATACTAATAAAAATAAAGGCAGATGGTTACCAAGATCTGGGAAAGAAAGAAGTAGATTTTGGACTGGGATTGCAGAGGCTATGGCAGAACAATGGGGATAGATGAGTAGTAAATCAAAAATTAAAGGTACTAGAGTAGAAAGAAAAATTGTAAAACTTTTTCAAGACTTAGGTATACAAGCTAGAAGGCAACCATTGTCTGGAGCTCTACAAGACTTTCCACATGATGTACAAGTTAAATTATTAGATGGATTAAATTGTGAAGTTAAGGCAAGAAAAGATGGTAAGGGTTTTGCAACAATAAAAAAATGGAAAGGATCTGCTGATTTATTAATTTTAGTAGAAGATTTTGCAGAGCCAGGAGTTTATATGGATTGGAGATTATGGAAACAGATCGCACAGATCTTAAAAGAAAATGGTTAGTATTAGTGTGGAGAACAGACTGTGTATTATATAAACAGTTTACAGTTTGGGCCACAGAAGATAGAATGCAAAAATTAAAAATACCCAATGGAACAAGAGCCACATTTGAGATTGCAAACACTAGAGAGCCTATTCAACCTGGATGGAAATAAACTTATAGTATTACCATTCAAATCTTATTTATTAAATCTGATGAACTTACATCCTATAGATAAATCTCATGTTAATCAGATACCAAACTATCTAGAATATTTAGATGATGCAGCTAAATCTGGTTACGCATTTACAGTATTAGATGAAGGTAAACCTATTGTTTGTTTTGGTATAGTACCACAATGGCCTGGAGTTGCTGAGTTATGGTTAATACCGGATCAAGTATTAATAAAAAAACATAGATTAAGATTTCATAAAGGTTCATTAAAATTTATGGTTCATGCAGCAGAAGAATTAAATTTACATAGACTTCATGTTACAGTTAGTGCTCATAATGTTCCAGCAGTCAAATGGATAGAAAGTATATATTTTAGTCGTGAAGGAGTGTTAAAAAAATATTCCTTTGATAAAAAAGATATGATAATGTACAGTAGGATATTTTAATATGGGTTCATTGTTTAAAACACCAAAGTATACTCCACCTCCAGCAATGGAGAGATCTAACCAATTATTAGATCAAAGAGATGCTAGAGCTGAGGCAGAAGAAAAAAAAGAAAAAAGAAAGATTGCTGCCAAAGCTAGAGCTAGAAGAGGTGGTGGTAGATTGTTGTTTTCACAAGATAGAGCTAATCCAATGTTAGGAACTGGAACTAACATGATGGAAGATAGTGTTAGAAATCCATACCAGGATGAAAGGATAACATAATGGGAGGAGCTCCAAAAATAATTAGAAGAGTAGTTTCACCAATTACAAGAGTGGTTGCCCCATCAAGACCACCAGCACCAACATCAGCTATTGAAGATAGAAGAGAAGAAGTAAAAAAAATAACTGATCCAAAAGAAAAAGTTGTTGCACCTAGAGTATTAAGAAAAAGAAGAAGATCAAGAACAAGAACATCTACATTAGTAGGAGGCAGACTAGCTGGTGATAATACATCTCTAACAGCAGATTATAGTCCAATAAGAAATCCTAGAGGTGGAGATAAGTTAGGAAGTTAACATGGACAGAGGTATGCCAGAATATATTCGTAATCCCAAGTTTATAAAATTAAAAAAATCTTGTGAGTGTACAAAAGATTGCGAATGTAAAAAACAAAGAGAGGAGAAATAATGGATCATACTCATAAAACTAAATCTGGAAAAACAGCAAGGAAAGGTTTGTACTACAATATAAACAAAAGAAAAAAAGCTGGTACATCTAGAACAAAAAAGAAATCCACAATAACTGCTAAGAGTTATGCTAACATGGAGGCTGGGTTTCCTAAAAAGAAAAGAAGAAAAGAAGGGTTGGTAACATAATGTATAAAATGAAAATGAAAAAAAAT